AAAGGATGGGATTTATAGCCCCGTTCCTTCAGTCGTTTGCGTCCCAGTAGTGACTGCATTCTGGCACATAGTCCTTAATGGTCTCTACCAACTCTAACTTGTACTCTGGCTTCAGGTGCTCATGCTTTTTAATGCGAAGCATTATAACATCAGCATCTGCACATGCCATTGTCGTCGATAGTAGTAGTTCAATCATGGGATGAACGCTCCGTTCCGCGACTTACTTGCGTCTTATATTAGCATCTGATTGCACTCACCGTCAACCTTTGTTCTAAGATAACCCAGAAGGTTATACTTAGATCGTCGATCCAAATTGTCATCCATAAGGATTTCAATTCGTTTCTGTAGGAACCTTTCACAACTCATGTGCCATCCATAAGGATTGCCGTCATCATGATGGGCAAGGGTGAATGCCAGTAAGATACTGAACATAAGATGAACGTAAAGTTTGTAACTTCCGTTACATCTATATTTATAGCATGGATACCGTTAACTTGTAGTTCAGTCCGATACCTTTTTTGTTTTGTTTAAGTATCTGTCAGATGCAGGATCTGTAATCAATGTCATACCAGAGTCAATAAATTCTTGACTCTTGTCCACGCTGTGGCGTGTGTTACGTTCCTCTTGCTGACGTGCTTTTTTCTTTTCCATTTCCCACATTGCCTCTGCGAAAGGGTTGGTTGATTGATCTGCAGAGTCCAGCAGGGCATCCCAGCCCTGCTCTGCTGCGTCTAAGATTGCGTCCCTACAGCGAGAATCCAGCGAAGGTTCCTGCTGTGACATCTTGTTTGATTCCTCCGACGACATACGATTCGATCTCCGTTTCCTGAGGTGCGTTTTGTTGCCCCTTAGAATTAAGCCAATGCTCAGTCCAAGGAAGAGGATTGTTCTTTGCAGGAATGTCGTAGATCGGTGCAAGACCAATCGCCTTCATTCTACGATTTGCAATCCACTCAACATAGTTATACAACAAACGATCGTTAAGTCCAATCATGCTACCATCTTTGAAAAGATAATTAGCCCAAGACTTTTCTTCGTCAACTGTGCGCTTAAACATTTCAGTGACATAAGATTGCTCTTCCTTGGCAATCTCCATCATTTCTTTGTCGTCTCCTTTTGACCAGTTTTTGAGAATATTCTGCGTGATAACCAGGTGTTGACTTTCATCTCTAGCGATAAGAGAGAGAATCTTAGCCGAGCCCTCCATAAGTTTATTCTCGCCAAAAGCAAACGAGCA